AAAGCAAAATATAATCATGCATTACAAACATTATGTGGTGACTCTGTAGATAATTTTCCAGGAGCACCAGGTATTGGTCCTATTAAAGCAGCAGCTATACTTAATACTAAAGAAATATGGCCAGCTGTAGAAAATGCTTTTATTAAAGCTAAATTAACTAAAGAAGATGCGCTATTACAAGCTAGATTAGCTTATATATTGCAACACGGAGATTATAATTTTAAATCTAAAAAAATAAAAATGTGGAAACCGCATGCATAACTACTCAAAAAACTTAATAAATAGTAGCATGTTTAGATAAAAATAAACAATTTATGGCTCAAAACGAAGACTTTACTTTACCTATTAAAACAGACGATTTGATTAAAGAATTAGACAAATTATTTCCTAATCAATGTGCTGATATAAAGGAAAGTGAACGAACAATTTTTTTTAAAAGTGGTCAACGTTCAGTTGTAGATTTTTTAAAATCAAAACAAACAGACAATATATTAAAAAGGAAATAAACTATGTGTGCACCTAGAAGACCAAGAATGCCTGCGCCACCGCCTCCGGCTCCTGCTCCGGTTCCAACACCAGTAGCAGATACTAAAGTTCCTGATCTAGACTTAGCAATTGAGACAACGGATCAAAATGTTAAGAAAAAAGCTAGAAAGAAACTTGGTAAAAAGTCGTTGAGAACTGACGTAATGACATCTGGAGAATCTGGTTTAAATATACCAGCTTAATTAATTAAATTATATGTTAGAAAAAGAAAACAATTTAAGTAAATTATACGAAAAATTATCTGCTAAAAGAGACGAATTTTTAGATAGAGGAAGAGAGTGTGCTGAGTTAACTTTACCAGCTATACTCCCACATGAAGGATTTGGTAATAGTGATAGTTTATATACACCATATCAATCAGTAGGTTCTAGAGGCGTTAATAATTTAGCTTCTAAATTGTTGCTATTATTACTTCCACCAAACGCACCGTTTTTTAGATTAAGTTTATCTGGTAGAGTTAGAGAAGAACTAGAGCAAGACCCAAAATTAAAAACTAGTGTAGAAAAATCTTTAGCTAAAATTGAAAGAGAAGTAATGAATGCTATTGAACAAAGTGCATTACGTGTACCTGTGTTTAGTGCATTAAAACATTTAATTATTACTGGTAATGTTTTAGTACATTTTCCAAAAGAAGGACAAATGAAAATTTATCCTTTAAGTCAATACTGTATTAAAAGAGATAGTGAAGGTAGTCTTTTAGAAATAGTTATGAAAGAAAGTGTTTCGCCTTTAAGTTTAAATGAAGAGGTTAGAGCAATTTGTCAAGTAAAAGAAAAAGATGAAGAAATAGATATATACACTTGTATTAAAAAACAAGAAAATGGAAAATATTCAGGTTATCAAGAATGCAATAAAGTAGAAATTCCTGGAAGTTACGGTATATATAAAGAAGACGACTTACCGTATATTCCACTTCGTATGATTAGAGTTGACCATGAGGATTATGGAAGATCTTATTGTGAGGAATTTCTTGGAGATTTAAAATCAATTGAGGGATTATCTAAAGCTTTATTAGAGTCAGCAGCTGCATCTTCAAAAGTTGTATTTATGGTTAAACCAAATGCATTAACTAAAAAAAGAGATTTAGTTGAGTCAAACAATGGTGATATTATTACAGGTGTTAGAGATGATGTTGCAGTTTTACAAACTGAAAAACAATATGATTTACAAATAGTTGAAAGAACTATTAATACAATAGCAGAAAGACTTTCTTATGATTTCTTATTACAAAGTGCTGTAACTAGAGATGCTGAAAGAGTAACTGCAGAAGAAATTAGAAAGCTTGCAAATGAATTAGAAGCAGCTTTAGGTGGTATTTATTCATTATTATCACAAGAATTACAATTACCTTTAGTTAATTTATTAATGAAAAGATTGTCTGCAAAACAGATGATACCTAAATTACCTAAAGGAAGCATACAACCAACAATTATAACAGGTGTAGAAGCTTTAGGTAGAGGTAATGATTTACAAAAATTAAGAGAGTTTGTTCAAGACATGACTGCATTAGCTGGAGTAAATCCACAAGCAGCTGAATTAATTAATATTAATGATTTAATAACTCGTATCGCAACTTCACACGGTATTGATACTGAGGGATTAATTAAAGACGAAGAACAAATAGCTCAAGAACAACAGCAAGCTCAAGCCGATCAAGCAGGTCAAGCTGCAATCGATCAAGGTATGGGTCCTGCTATACAAGGTGCTGTTGATGGAGTTAGAGACGGTTCAGTTAGTCCTGAACAAATATCACAAGCTGTACAGCAAATACCTGGAGGAAATTAATGGTAGAAAAAGTACAGGTGGAAACACCAGAACCAGTAGAACCAACGGCTGAAGCGCCAGTTGAAAAAGCTACTGAAGAAAAAGTAGAAGAACCTAAACAAGAAAAAATTTTAGGTAAGTTTGATACACAAGAAGATTTAATAAAATCGTATCAAGAGTTAGAAAAAAAAGTTAGTCAACCTAAAGAAGAAACTAAAACTGAAGATAAAGGTTTAGAAATTGAAGCTAAAGCAGAAGAAGCAGTAGCTCAAGCTGGTTTAGATATGACAGCTTTACAAAGTGAATATGATACAAATGGTGAATTATCAAAAGCAAGTATTGATAAATTAACCTCAGTTGGAATAGATAAAAGTGTTATTGATGCTTATATTGATGGCCAAACTGCTTTAGCACAAAATATTGAAACAGATATTAAAAGTACCGTTGGTGGACATGATGGTTACAAAGGTATGATGGAATGGGCTAAAGAAAATTTAAGTGCAGAAGAAATAGCAGCTTATAATAATACAGTTAACGGTAGAGATGTTGCATCAGTTAAGTTAGCTGTGTCTGGATTAAAAGCTCGTATGGACGCTGGACAAGAACCAAATTTAGTACAAGGGAAAGCATCAAATTCTACAAATGGCTTTGAGTCTTGGGCTCAAGTTACAGAAGCAATGAAAGACCCTAAATATACTAAAGACCCTGCTTATCAAGCAGAAATACAAAGTAAGCTACGTAACAGCAAACTTTGATAGTTGTGCAACCTTTATAGGTGGCAACTGAGCAAACATAATTAGATAATAAAACTTGGCCGTCTGCGGACGACAACCCTGAAAATAAAACGAAAAATGTTTCTCTTTAATTAATAACAATCATAATAACAAATAGGAGTATATTATGGCAAATGCAGCACCTGCTAGTATTGGACGAGTCAATGCAGCGGGAACAGAAGATGCGTTATTTCTTAAAGTCTTTTCGGGAGAGGTTTTAACAGCTTTCGAAAGATCTAGTGTAACGCAAGGCGCGGAAATGGTTAGAAGCATAGCTTCGGGCAAGTCAGCATCCTTCCCAGTCATGGGCAGAATTGCGGCGGCTTATCATACACCGGGCACAGAGATAAATGGTACAGATGTAAACCACAACGAGAAAGTTATTACAATTAATGACTTACTTGTAAGTTCAGCATTCTTATCAAATATCGAAGAAGCTAAGAACCATTGGGACGTAAGAAGTGCTTACAGTAATGAAATTGGAAGAGCATTAGCTTTCCAAAAAGATAAGCATGTTTTACAAACTATTGGACAAGCAACACTAGCGTCAGCTAATATCACTGGTGGAGATGCAGGAACAGCAATAACTAATACAGGTATTGCGTCAGCAACAGCAGCGACAGCAGCAAACGCAATGATTGATGCATTGTTTGATGCAGCTTCAGCTTTAGACTCTCACTACGTTCCAAAAGAAGGTAGAAAAGCGTTTATAAGACTTGAAGAATACTACAAGTTAGCAAATGCAACTAACGCAGTTAACATCGACTTTAGTGGTGGAGCTAACGGCGGAGTAGCAGATGGTAAAGTTATGAAAGTAGCTGGAATTGAATTAATTCCAACTGCACATTTCGTTTCATCAAATGTTAACTCTGGTGTAGATCAAGGTTCAGCAACTCAGGGTGGTTCAAACCCTCAAGCTGTTAACTTATCTAACTTTGTTTGTTTAGTATCACATCCTTCAGCGGCTGGAACAGTTCAATTAATGGACCTAGCAACTGAGATGGAATATGATATCAGAAGACAAGGTACGTTAATGGTTGCTAAGTACGCTATGGGACATGGTGTATTAAGACCAGAAGCAGCAGTAGGTATCAAAGAAGCGTAATATTTATATTACGTTTTTTATATGGGAGGCGAGGCTAACACAGACAACTCGCCTCTCAATTAATTAAAATTTTTAAAAAAATATATGGCTACACAAATAACAAATACAAGTGAATTACAAGCTATTAATACTATTTTAAGTATTATTGGTGAAGCGCCTGTATCTTCTATTACTACTAATATTGGATCAGATGTTTCTATAGCAAAACAAATATTAGATGAAAGTTCTGTATCTGTGCAAAGTAAAGGTTGGAATTTTAATACAGAAGAAAGTTATTCTTTAGCTTTAGATAGTAATAGTAAAGTTCCTGTGCCATCAAATTGTGTTTGGCTAACAACAAGACCAGCAGACTCAACTTTAAAAGTAATAATAAGAAACGGATTTTTATACAATAAAGAAACTCACACAGATATATTTGATGCAGCTGTACTTGTAGATATGATTATTTTACTTCCATTTACAGAATTACCAGAATTTGCAAGAAGATATATTGTAACTGTAGCTGGTCGTAGATTTCAAGCAAGATATTTAGGCTCAAAAGAATTAGCTGGGTTTAGTGAACAAGATGAATTAACAGCACTTACTACTTGTGAACAATTAGATGCAGCTAATGAAAAACAAAATATTCTAAAAGGGGACGTAGCAAATCGTATCATATTTAGAAATAATCACAGAAGGTTTTACTAATGGCAGTAGTATCAACGTCTATTCCAAATTTAGTTAATGGAATATCGCAGCAAAATCCTACGCAAAGAAATATTACTCAAGCAGAAGCTCAAGTAAATGCACAAAGTTCAATTGTTAAAGGTTTAACTAAAAGACCACCTTTAGAATTTATAGCTAATATTTCAGCAAACCAAGCGTATTCAACTAATACAGCAGTTCATCCATTTATAAGAGACGGTAATAATCAATATATGATTACTGTTTATAATGGAGGAATTAAAGTATTTAATCTTAGTGGAAGTGAGCAAACTACCAATATATCATCTGGCTCTAGCTATTTAGCATCCACAAATCCCAAAGAAGACTTTAAATTTGTTAGTGTTGGTGATTATACATTTATATTAAATAAATCTATTAAACCTGCAATGACTGCTACAACTACAGCAGCAAAAGTTAATGAAGCTTTAGTTTCATTTAAAAATGCAAACTACGGTAGAACTTATAGTGTAACTTTAAGTCACCCAAGTATGAACAGCGGTAATCCAATTACAAGTTCATTTACAATGCCACCAGGAGATAACGTAGCAACTCAAGGTGGACTTAGAGATACAGCTAAAATTGCAACAGCAGTTAGAACTCATAGTGGAGGTTCGCCAGGAACTACAGGTGGTACGGCATTAAACGCATCACCAATATCAAGTTATTTTACAGTTACTCAATATGACTCTGTATTACATATTAAACCTACAGATAATAATGCTAACTTTACAATTACGTCAGCTGATGGTGCAGGTGATACTGCAATGTATACAGTTAGAGATGAAGTAAACGATTTTACAAAATTACCTTACTACGCACCAATAGGAACTATTATGAAAGTTACTGGTGACCAAGGTGAAACAGATCAAGAATATTATGTAGCATTTTCAGGTAATGGTGTTTGGTCAGAAACAATTGCACCTGGAACTAAAACATCACTTGATGCATCTACAATGCCACACGCAATAGTTAGAGAAACAAATGGTTCATTTACTTATGCTCCATTAACTTGGACAGATAGATCAAGTGGGGATAGTGATACAAACCCAGACCCAACTTTTATAGGCAAAACAGTTAATAATATTTCTTTTTATAAAAATAGAATGATTTTATTAGCAGATGAAAATATAGTATTTTCTGAAGCAGGAGCTTATTACAATTTCTTTTCAACTTCAGTAGCAGCTCAATTAGATACAGATCCAATTGATTTAGCTGCAAGTTCAAATGAAGTTAGTATATTAAAACATGTAATTCCATATAATGAAGAATTACTTTGTTTTTCAGATAGAGCTCAATTTAAAATAGAAGCTCCAGATACAGGTTATTCGCCTGCTAGTACAGGTATAACTTTATCAACAAGATTTCAACATGATCCTAAAGTTGCGCCAGTAGGTGCAGGTAATTATATTTATTTTACTCAAGCTAAAGGTGCAAGCACATCAGTACAAGAATATTTTGTAGAACCAGATACTTCAAATAATGATGCTGCAGATGTAACTGTTGGAGTACCAACTTTAATACCAACAAATTGTCATAAATTAATTTCAAATACTATTGAAGATACAATTTTAGCTTTAGTTGATGATGGTGTTGATAGTAATTTAGCACCTTACACAGCTTCAAGTAATGTTGCGCCAACTAATGCAAACCGAATATATGTTTATAAATACTTTTGGAATGCAAATGAAAAAGTACAAAGTGCTTGGTCATACTGGGACTTTACTGGCGTACAAATTATTAGTGCAATAACTTATGAGTCAAGTGTTTATATTTTAGCAAATGAAAGACAAAATTGTAAATTATACAAACTTGATTTAAGAAATTTAGAAGATGATACTTTAGGTATAAATATTTATTTAGATCAAAGAGTTAAACTAAATGGAAGTTATAATGCTGGAACTGGGCTTACAACATTTACAATGCCATATACAGTTAATACAGGTTTACAATGTATAAATGCAACTGATGGTGCAGATATAAGTATTAATAGTCAATCTGGAACAACAGTAACTGTAAAAGGTAATGTTGCATCAGCTTATTTAGGATTTAACTTTCAAACTTTATATACATTATCA